TAGCTATCGCATCAGTATCGCTTGCTGAACCTATATTACCAGCGTCAGGAATAACTATATTACCGCCTGTGGTCATTAACCCACCACCAGTAAAAGTACCTCCAAGAGTGGTGTTGCCTGCTACTTTAAACGTTCCTGAAACATCTAAATCTGTAAACGCATCCACTACGGCTGCGCCTGATCCAGCACCATCTGAATAAATAACTTTTACGCTACCATTTGGTATCGTTACATTTGCTCCAGATCCTTGAGATATTGCTATAGATTGAGATCCAGAGGTAGCATTTTCGATAATCCAAACTTTAGATACAGTATTAGGACTGATGGTTAAAGTTCTTGTAGCAGTTAAATCTACGCTTGAAGTAACTTTAAGATAGAGGCTTCTGATAGGATCAGTTGCCCCATCTGCCATCGTAGTTGTTGTATCTGCATCACTACTAAAAGATGCTTCAGTTCCATAACTAAAAGCTTCTGCTACCAGTTCTAAGTTAGTATTGGTACTGGTTCCCCAGGTACCTGCCTCATCACCAGTTGCAATTTCCTTTAATCTTAAATCATTTACATAGGTTGCCATTTATTTTGCCTCATACTTATTTTACGCTACTTCTTCCCAACTTGGGGATTGATTTTCGTTTATTTGTGCAAAACCTGAGTTTTGGGTGTCGGTTACATTAGTATAGTTTGGAGTTTGACTTTCATCAATAAGTGACCATATTAATACGGTTGCGCCCACCTCTCCTGTAGCAGAAACCCCAACTGGTTGAGCATTTGCTTTAGCTACTACGCTAACACTACCTATATCAGATGTTGTACCAAAACCTGAAACTGAAATATTGTTAACTGATACAAGTGTAGGTGTTCCCAGAGTGCTTGTTGCTGATTGACCTGCTGGCGTAACATTTGCCTCTGCATCAACACTTACAGTTACTGATCCTAGGCTTGAAACTAGGGTTGGTAACGCTACTACCGCCTTACCATTTACTCCAACCCCACCAACTGCTGAAGTTGAGGCCTGCCCAGTTACGCTTACATTAGCTTCTCCATCTACTGAAGCTGTACCTACTGCGCCAGTAGCAGAAACACCTGTAGGTGTAACGTTAGCTTTACCTATAAATGTGAGTGTACCAACTGCGCCTGTTGATGTTTGTCCTGTAGGAATTACATTTGCTTCAGCATCAACGTCTACAGGTACAGTTCCTGCTGCACCCATAATTGCAGATGCTTGAGTTGGTAAATCTGTTGGCAGTACCACATTAGCGTCTGCATTAGTCAGTACAGAAGGTGTTCCCACGCTTGATACAAGAGTTGGTAGAGCAACGACTGCTTTACCGTTAACTCCTACTCCACCTACTGCTGAAGTAGCTGACTGTCCTGTAGGAATTACATTTGCTTCTGCATCAATACCTAGTGTACCAAGAGATGTTAAACCCTTGAAAGTATCACCTGACGCATCAATCGTTACGTTAGCGTCAGCAACTGCTACTACAGTTGGAGTACCAACGCTAGAAACTATAGATGGTAAAGTAGCAACAGCTTGCGCATTGACACCAACGCCTGCTACAGCAGATGTGCCTGCTTGTCCTGTTGGTGTTACATTAGCATTAGCTGATACATAATTATGGGCATTAGGACCAGTTGTACTTGCAGTTGCTGCAGATGGAGCGGTAAGTGTTACGGATAAAGCTTCGCCCCAAGCACCTTCACCCCAAGTGCCTCGACCCCAACCGTTTACGATAGCCATTGCTGGCTCCTACTAAGCGATTCTTATAATGGCTGTACCAGAAGCTGCTGCTGGAAATACGATTGTAAAGTCACCTGCTGTTGAAGTTTTATCTCCACCAAAGTCAATAGTAGCTACTGAAGCATTAGTTGCAGAGGAATTATAAATCATACATCCTCTTGCAGTAATGGTAGCTGTACCAAAAGTCAAATCAGCAAAGTCTGTAAAAGCAGTTGTACCAGATGAAGTAGGATTAACGTTGGTTAAATTAGCTCCGCCAGAAGTATAGTTAGTACCACTAGCTTGTCCTGTAGTAGTAAAAGCTGTAGTAGTAGCACCTAGAGTTGCTGATGAAGTATATAAAGCCAGTTTAAATGTTGATCCACCACTAGCTTTAAAATTATGTACTGCTTCTAGTAATTGCTTTTTAAAACTTGTTGTAAGTGTTGATGTAATTGCCATAGTTAAAGTTTCCTAATTAAATCAGCGGCTTCATTGAAACCTGCTTTATCTAATTTATTATTAATTGTAATCCTATCAGATTTTATAGCATTTTGCATATATTCTTCAATGACTTTTTGAATGTTGTCTTGAAAAGATTTAACTTGGTTTTGAATGTTTTCAGGGGCATCCTCGCTAACTGAAATAATTCTTTTTATACAAAGATCTGACCAAAACTCAACAGGATGGCCTCCTTCATCTGTGGTATGCACTTCAATAATTCCAAGCTCTGGACCCGCTTTATGACTCATTACCATTTGTTTGGTTCTCCTACTTTATTTTTTTTAAGATGACTATCATGTTTATCAATCAAAACAGGCTCTCTATCTTCTTTTAATTGCATAAGTTGACTTCTGTTTTTTGCTAACAATTTTCCTTCCTCATCAGTAATTACAACCAAAGGATCAGCCAGTCTATGATAGCCATACAATTTTTCATCTTGAGGAACATCAGTATCTAGTAACCCACTTGTTTTAGCTACTTCAACTTGAATGTTATTGAACATGGCTTTACTCAACCAAAACTCTACAGAAGCTCTACCCGCTTCTGCAAAATGCAAATTACCTTTATAGCTAAAATCTACTCCAAACATTTTTATTGTTCCAACCTTATTCCATACAGCAAAAGCCACAGCGTATGAAACAGTGTTATTTAAATAATGACAACCGCATGCAGATAGAACTTCTTGAATCGGATATTCAACAAGTCCGGGACATCTTTCATCTAGTTCACATGTATAGATTGGTCCTTTATGCTCTTTTAAAAGTTTAGCCATGCTGTCAGTTTGGCCGCCTGCATCATCAGTTTCTAGAAATCTAGAGGATGGATCCATCATAAAAACTCTATCGTGAAAAATTACGGATGCAACTCCGTTGATAGCCCAAACCTCATCAAAGTGTTCGCCATGTGATTTTGCTAAATTATAATCAAACCAGCTTTTGCCCATACCGACAATAGCTACAGTTTTGCCTTCAAGCTTCTTGATTGGTTTCATCTTTCTCTCCTTATGTAACCGGTAATCTTAGTGAGTCGTATCTGTATTCGTCTCTTCTACCTCTTGCTTCTGCTTTGTTTTTCAACCTAGATATTTCTTGTTGAAATCTAGATTCATATAAATTCATTAGTTCAAGATCACCTTTCATAAAGGTGTATGCTTCTACTAATGACCCATAAATCATTGCGTTTCTTGCGTTTTCGCTTAACCATGTTCCTGTTGTTTGAGATGTAAGGCTTGATGGTTTGTAAAGATAATGTAGCTCAACACTATATGCAGCATCTGGAACTGGAGCTACAATTAAAGTAGATCCATTGTCTGATCCTGTAGAAAGTTCTTTATCAAAATCTGCATAATATTTTGGCATACCTCTAGCATTTGTATCTGTTGGATCAGTGTCATACTCTCTCATAAAGCTGGTATGTTTTTTATCTAGATAATGATAAGCGCCATTGCTATCAACGACAGCTAAAGAAAAACTTAATTGAAAATCTGACGGAGCTGTAAGGTATGTATTTCCAACTGTTAAACTACCTGTTACATTCTTTCTAAAAAAATCGAATTGCACGATTTCAAATATTCTTTCTTCAACATTTTCAATCATGTCGTTTAAAGTATTAACAAAAGTTGTTTCAGTATTCTGAACGTAATCTTGAATAATAGTTTTTAATTCTGCTAAAGTCATGATGTTGTAATTGTAACCTCTCCGACAGAACCTGTCATTTTAGCAATTGAAAAATTAGATCCAATAATGTCTGAGTTTATGTAATGTGAACTATAAATATCTGTGTAAACAACGACAACATAACCTTCTCCAACCTCGTGATCATTGTTAGGTCTTGGCTGATATAAAGCTTCTGGATCTATAACATGAGGTAAAGGTTCAAGCTGTGGATGTTTTTGTTCGTAACAACTAGGACAAGTTTTTAATCCGTTCCATTCTTCTTGTAGTTTAAGTAATTTGTATTCAAATCCACATCTATCGCATATACCTTTTGCATATTTAGCTGAAGCATAAGCCATATTAGTATCCGTTTCTTAAATAAGGAGCTACTCTAAACGAAGCTCTATCTTCATCTTGAGACATAGCTCTATCAAATTCTTCATCGTAAATTTGTTTTAGCATTACAACCTTGTCCGGGGCTTTTTTAACAGCAATATAGTATGCAAGCCCTGCTGCAAAACACGGATAAAATCTAAAAGGCATGTCCATTGTATTGGTTGCTTTATCTGCATCATCCATTCTTACCAACTTATTAAATACTAAAATGTCAGTAGAATTTTCTGGAGCTGGCCATACTTTTAATACAGGAGCTGAAAGTTTATCTAAAAAGAATTGTGATGGTCTTGATTTTGTTGCTTTATTTGGAATGTTTAAATATTCAGATCTGCTAACTCTAGACATTTGTAAGTCAGTAGTTGTACCACTAACAGTTCTTCTTAAAGAACAATCAAGTATGTCAATAACATTTGAATTTAAGGTGTAATCGTTTGTGCCCTCAGTAACTGTTTGAGTTGCTTGTTCTATTGTCCATTGATTTAAACCACGATTAGCCCACTCAGCAAGCATTAAGTTAATAGATCGTTTTGCTGTTTTTAGATCATATCCAGTTCTAAGTTCTAGGCCGCATCTTTCAAATGCTTCCTCAATAAACTCAGCTACATTAGGTTCAAAATCTGTGCTACCCGACAGTGACATTATTTTTTCTTTTTAGTTTTTTTAAGAGATTTTTCTATTTGTGCGGCTTGTTTAGCGTGCAATTTTGAAGCTCCTTTCAACTCTTTAATAAGTTTTCTTTTTTGTGCAATCGATAGTTCTGCCATCATTCATCCTCGTTATATAGGTTATCAAAAACCCTGTTAACATCTAAAGTATAGTCTAAATCAGATTTGCTGTAATGTATATGTGCTGATGGTTTAAAGTCAGGTGCACCGCTCCCAGTTTCAAACCAGGCAGGATGAGTCACTCTAACTCTATTATTTGGTAGTGCGACAATGTTTCCAGTCCATTCTCCAGCATCTAAAAGCTCTAATACATGACTGCTTTTATGTTGCGCTGGATCGTCTGCAATCTCGCTTTCAGCATAGTCAACTGTGAAATAATATTTAGCTGGAAATATTTGACCGTCAATCTTAGCAAGCCATGGGCATGGTGTTGCTCGATTCATAACATAAACTGCATTATGGTGAGAAGAACAATCCCATGGTTGTGCATCATGAACTGCCATTGGTTCCGGCCATTGTTCAAATGGAGTGTCTCCAACTAGAGCTGTAATCGGCATTCTAGCCCACATAGCTCCGCCATGAACTGTATCTTCTGGCTCATCTTCAGCTTCTACACCAGTAAAGATAATATGAAAACCTAGGCAACGATTTGGCATTGTGGTAACACCAATTGCCATAGCATGCAAAAACTCACCATGATATGCCTCATGGTTATGCGTGTACTCTCTCCTTACCCAACACTTAAAGTGGGGTATATTGCTATACAAGTAAGACACTATTTTCTTACTTTTCCGCCTTTCTTATAGCCCTTTGATTTCATCATTCCGCCCTTTTTATAGCCCTTTGATTTCATCATGCCACCTTTCTTGTAGCCTTTAGATTTCATCATGCCACCTTTTTTATAGCCTTTTGACTTCATCATGCCGCCTTTTTTCATGCCCTTGGATTTCATCATTCCACCCACAGCCATTCCTTTAGACTTCATTTTTCCACCACTGCTATATCCTTTAGTTTTTTTAAACATAATTATTTCCTAATTAACATTTCCATCTACGCCTAGCTTGACGTATTCTGGAATTTGGATTATTTCTAGTTTTTGCTGAACTTCTTTTAAGCTGTCCAAGGGATCTAGCACAATAAGACTTACGTCTTTTAGCGGCCTTACTTCCTTTTTTAACTTTACCAGTTACAGCAGTCTTTAACTTGGAACCCGGATTCTTTTTTCTATAAGCGGCAACACCTCGCTTAGTCATACCAGCTCCACTCTTGGTGGGACGATAATTAGCCTTTGGGCCTCTTGTCGTTCTTCGTATGGGCTTTGCTCGTTTTTTTGTTGCCACTTTAGAATTTAATTTTAGTCGTAATCTTTATAAAGAGTTAAGACTATTACATATGAGTCACCACTACCAGCACCAGTTGTTGTAAGCATGATGTCACCAGTTTTGCCAGTACCTGAAGTATTTCTTATGCCACCAAAGTCAGTAAAGTCTTCGTCAGTGGTATAGTCTGAATTTAGGTCCCAACAAATAGTATCAGTTGTTGCGTCCCACAAAAGTTTTACACTCATTCCAAATGTAGAGTAAACAATTTT